AGGCGATACCGTGACCGAGAAAAGTCAGTGGAGATTTCCGCCGACCGGGAAGCAAAACGAGAGCGTGAACATTGTCGAGCTACACCCCGCCAGCACTGTGCAATGCAAAATGGATTTCCGTGCTGACGATGGTGCAAGCGTGAGCAGTGTTGACAGTGCCGCCGACGAGAACAGCGATGGCAGCATTACGCTCACTGGGCTGGCAGCTACGCAGGATCAGCATGCAGCCCTTGTGCTGGTTGGCGGGCTGACTGAAAACACAAGTTACCGAATCAAGATCGTCTGCACGATGAGCAATGGCAACACGATTGCCCGTGTCGGACGGTTACAAACGATAGATGTACCATAATGCGGCAGCGTGCCCGGCAGGTATGTGCGGAGCATGGTTGTAATCGACTGACACGCAGTTCGCGCTGTCCAGAGCATACGGAACAGAGGCAACAGGAATGGAATGCGGCGAACGGTTCTGATCCGTTTTATTCCAGTGCGAAATGGAGAAAACTCAGAAGTGTATATATCCGCCGACATCCGTTGTGCGAAATCTGCAAGCCAATGGGCCGGACCGTGCCCGCTAAGGAAATCCACCACACGCAGCCACGGGCATTGCGCCCCGACCTCGCATTGGTGTGGGGCAACCTCCAGGCCCTGTGCCGATTTTGTCACCGGAGAGAAACCGGGAGAGAACAACGTGCCCGCCGGACGACCACACAAACCGATTGAGTTGCTGAAACGTGACGGCGGCTACCGACCGTACCGCCATGACAAAATTTCCCACAGTGTAGCAAGCACCACAGGACTTCCCCTGAAGCCACGGGGACTGTCCAGGGCAGCGTCCAAGTGCTGGGACCACATCATAGATACGCGCAAGGACTGGATTTCAGACAGCGACGGGCTGACGTTGCAGCATATGTGCGAAATCTGGTCGTTGCGCGGAGAAGCGGTCAAGCGATTGAAGGAAGACCCGCATAACAAGGACGCTCGCTGCGCATTGCGGGACTGGTCGCAGATTTTCATGCAAGTTGCGGGGCGATTTGGTTTAACGCCCAGTGACCGTGCCAAACTGGGAGAAGAAATTGCGGACGCCAAGGATAACGCCGCAGAATTCATCAGATGATAGCCGCGCGGGCTGCGCCCGAAAATCTAGCGGGATACAACCCACTGGAACAGGCAGATGGCTTCAGTTATGACTTTGAAGCCGCAGAAAAGGCCGTGCAATTCTTTGCGCGCTGCCTGACATTCGTCAAAGGCGCGCGTGCTGGCGAGCCGTTTCTGCTGGCGGACTGGCAAGCCGCGATTGTGCGGACAATCTTCGGTTGGAAGCGACCGGACGGCAACCGCCGTTACCGGCAGGTGCTGATCATGGTGCCCCGCAAGAACGGCAAAAGCACCTTCTCTGCCGGTCTGGGGAACTATGTGCTGTTCTGTGACGGCGAGAGGGGTGCAGAATGTTACTGCGCTGGCTCTGACCGTGACCAAGCCTCTCTGGTTCACCGGACGGCCGCCGCCCAGGTGCGTGGATGTCCAGGTCTAGCGAAGCGCGCGAAAATCCTGGACAGCCAGCGAAGAATTGTCTACGAGGATAGTTTCTGGCGAGCCATCCCAGCGAACGAAGCTGGGAGCCACGGTTTCGACGCGCATTTGATCATTGGCGACGAACTACATGCGTGGCCGGGCCGGAATTTCTTCGACGTTCTGCAAACCAGTACCGGCGCGAGGGTGCAGCCGCTGGAGATTTACATCAGCACCAGTGGCTATGACCGAAATAGCGTGTGCTGGGAACAGTACGTCTACGCAAAACAGGTGCGGGACGGCAAGATTGTCGATCCGCATTTCCTTCCGGTGGTCTACGAGCTAGAAGACGGCGACGACTGGCAAGACGAAAAAGCGTGGTACAAGGCCAATCCCAACCTGGACGTGAGTTTGCCGCTTGAATATTTGCAGCGGAAGCATGCAAAAGCTCTATCGCAACCGAGTTTCGAGAACACGTTTAAACGGCTGCACTTGAATCAGTGGACGAGTCAAGAGCAGCGTTGGCTGCCGATGGAAAAGTGGAGAGCGTCACCACAGACCGGAGGTTTCGAGCCGAACGACATGCCGGTGGTTGGCGGTCTCGACTTGAGTTCCACGACCGACGTAACCGCGTGGGTGATGCTCTACAAGCAGGGCTTGGGGTACAAGATTAAGCCGCACTACTTCATACCATCCGAGCGTATTCTCCAGCATGAGCAGCGCGATCACGTTCCCTGGTCGGTGTGGGTCAAAGAGGGGCGAGCAACTGCGACACCCGGCAACTGTATCGACTACGACGTTGTCCACCAGCGGATTGTACGGGATTGCGAGCGGTACAAGGTGAGGTTGGTTGGTTACGACCCATGGAACGCCGAGTCAACACGCAAAATACTCGAAGATGACCACGGTATACCCTGTGTCAAGGTCCGGCAAACGTATGCCGCGCTTACTGAACCCTGCAAAGAATTGGAACGCGCAGTGATGCAGGAGGCGTTCGATACAGGTGGTTGTCCCGTTATGGATTGGATGGCAGACAACGTGCAGATCAAAACCGACGACAACGGCAACATGCGGCCAGTAAAGCCGGATTACCATGCGTCTTCCAAGAAGATAGACGGTATAGTTGCCACATTGGTCGCGCTTCAATGTTTAGTTGCGGTTCCCCCAGCACCTTCAACAGGGACGGTCCACTATGTTTAACGATTTACTCGTAATTACCGGCATGGCAGCGATTGGCTACGTGTGTTATCAGATCAGCCCCTTGCTGGCGATTGGGTTGGGTGGTTGCGTGCTGATCTACATCGGTGTCAACCGTGCCATTGTTGTGCGACGAACTGAAAAGGCGAAACTATGATTGCTGATATATTCGCTGCTACTCTTACCGGTGCAGCCCTGAACATAGACCTGACTCACCCCCGCGACCCGGCACTTGCCCGGTCCTTTGGGCTGACACGAACCAACGTCGCTGGTGTCCAGGTTACCGAAGATAGTGCCTTGGGGCTGGCCAGCTTTTGGCGTGGCTGCAACATTATTGCAAACGGTGTTGCCAAACCCCCCGCTTCGATAAAACGAGTGACCAGCAAAGGCAGCCAGGACGCAACGGAACACCAGCACTTTTCGTTGGTCAATGCCCGTGCGAACGACTTCAATTCGGCCTGTGATCTTCGCCGGATCTTGCAATTACACGCGCTAATTTGGGGCAACGGCATAGCCAAACTGAACCGGGTAGGCAACCGCGCCGTTGAGGCGATTCCGCTGTTGCCGGATCGTACCGGCATGGCAGTGGTCAGCACTGGGAAAAACAAAATAGTCGAGCCATCTAAAATCGACCGAGGCGGCGAGTCGATGACTATTAAGTATGTGACTCGCATCGGCAACGATCCCATCGTGATCGACCCGTCCGACGTGATTCACATTCGAGGCTTGAGCTATAACGGCCTGTGGGGCTTTCCTGTCGTTGAAACACTTGCCGACGCTATCGGTTCAGCCATTGCCCCGCGCGACTACGGCGCAAAGATGTTCGCGCAGGGCGCGCTATCGAGCGGAATACTGTTTATGCCACCGGGATTGGACGAACAGCAACAGGAACGCTTCATTGCAGCCGTCCATGCGGGCAGTACGGGGCTTGGGCAGGCGCATCGCTGGATGGTTCTTGAGGAAGGCGCGGACTTCAAGCCGCTTAACCTTCCGCCCGAACATGCCCAAATGCTTCAGACTCTGGAGCATAAAACTCGCGATATTGCAAATGTTATTGGGATTCAGGCGCATAAACTTGGCGACACCGCACGAAAGTCATACAACAGCCTCGAACAGTCCAATCAGGAGCATTTGGACGACGATTTGGACCCCTGGCTTCAAAAATGGGAAGAAGAGCTATCAAATAAGCTGTTAAGTGCCCAAGAGAAGTCCAGCGGCAGTCATTTCGTCGAAATGGATCGAAAATCGCTCCAAAGGACGAATTTGGCGGCGATTACGTCGCATGTTGCTTCTTGGCGGCAATGGGGCATATATTCCGCCAACGATGGACGAAAAATGCAAGGTCTGAACGATATTGGGTCGCAGGGAGACATATATCTTGTCCCCAGCAATATGATCCCGGCCACGGCGGTCCAGCAGACGATACCGGCCGGTCCAGGGGCTGCGCCCGCGAATTTCGAGGACCAATTGCCTCCGCCAGACGAAGA